AACACAGCGCCCCGGTGTGTGCCGGGGCGCATCACTTATGTGAATCGACCTTCGCAAAACTTACACCGGCCCGACCTGCTCCCAGCCGAACACGCCCGGCTCCCAGACGTTCTCACCGTCGAAGATGCTCTCCCACACAAAACCGTTGTGCGTGACCTTCGCGCCCTTAAGGTATCCGTACCCCGCCCCAAGCGGTTGCTCCCAGGGCTGCGGTCCGGCCTCCGGCTCGTAAAAGCGTGCCCATAGCGCCGCCACGCCCGGCAGATCGGGACGCCAGTCCGCCTGCGCAACGTGTGGTGTGATGCACCGGTAGAGATTGCCATCCGCCAGATTAAAGTACACGCCGACCGTGCGCTCTGCATCCGCCGTAACGCACTGTAGCCCGACGTGCCACTCCGGGCGCGACCGCACCCACAGCAGGCGCTCGACGGTCTGCGCCGGATCGGCGCCGACCTCGTGCTCGGCCACGTCTTGATGGTACACCTCAGCGATCGCCTCCTGGAGCGCTGCCACCTGGCCGGCGTCCAGGATCGCTGGCCGGCCCAGCGCGGCGACGCGAGCGTATCCATCGCGCACTGTCTCCAGCGTTGGCAGCTCGCCGAGGCTGTGCTGCTCCAGCGCGACCGGGAGAATCCCGCCGGATGTGACATACTCCACAAATTGATCAAACTCAGGCACTTCGGTCATGGTCGCTAATCCTCCTGCGCGCCTTCGCGATGCTCACTTTCGGCTTGACGTACCGATAATAGAACCTGTAACTGTCGCTGCGCTTAATCCATCCCCAATACGACACCACCGCGCAGGCATCCGTGTAATTGAGTGTGCCCTTTCGGGCTATCTTGGTCACACGCCGGCGGATCCGCAACGCGTTGCGCCTCCGGAGCGTCGTATGATCGCGGTAGAAGCGAAATCCCAAGAAATCGATCGCCCGCTTGTTGACAAGGAAGACCTGCCAGTTCGGCTTGAGCTGCAGATGGATACTCTGGAGGTACCCCTCGACCGCCACTCGGGTTTTGTGGAGCGCCTTCTTGTTGGGACCGAGCAGGACCAGGTCATCGACGTAGCGAATGTAGTACCTGATGCCGAGCTGCTCTTTGATATAGTGATCCAGCCCTTGCAGAAAATAGTTCGAAAACCACTGACTCGTGTAGTTCCCGATTGGTAGCCCGCACGGCACGCTGTCAATGATGGTGTCGATGAGCCATAGACAGTCCGCGTCTTTGATGTGCCGCCGAAACGTCGCCTTCAGGGTGGCAAGGTCGACAGATGGGTAAAATTTGGAGATGTCCATCTTCAAGCAGTATTTCGTGCCGCGACAGTCCGTATCAAGCCAGCGCCGCAGGGCTTTCTGGCCGTAGCTCGTCCCTCGGCCTGGCACGCTGCCACACGAGTACTCGTACATGCCACGCATGATCACTGGCTGAAGCTGAAGCATCAGGGCCCAGTGAATGACCTGGTCGGGGTAGAAGCGCGGCTTATAGATCTGGCGCTCCTTTTGTGCCGGACCATCACGAATAACCTTGATGGTATAAGGTGACGGCACATAGGTGCGCGCCAAGAGCATCTCGCGCACCGTCGCTGCATGGCGGTCGGGATCGGCAAGGACGCGCTGGACATGCTTTTTCTGCCGCTTGCCGAGCGACGCCTTCATGATCGCCTGCTTGATATTCTCCAGGTCGCAGATCCGCTCGTAAAGGTGCCCAACGCGCTTCATGACAACTTCTTATTAGCCTCAAGGTGGTTCGAGCTGTCGCCTACTAAACCCTGCTCTGTGCGGCTTCATTTTCACCAAGCGGTGAGGAGTATGGTGTGCCTTTCCGATTCATCCGCATGCTAACAAGAGGCCGGCCGCCCAGGTTCACGTTCGCGTTCGACGAGGTGTTGTTCAGGTTCCAGTACGACAGCCCCGCATTGGCGCCGTTGTTCCAGTTCCCGCCCCACTGGGCAAGCACGCACACCAAACCCCTGTATTCTTTTCACTTCATCGCGCTAAGGCTGGGGGTGATCCCCCAGACCCCCCTACAGAGCTTTTTTAAGAAGCCGGCCGCCCAGGACCACGCACGCGTACGACGAGGAGCTGCTCAGGTACCAGCACGACAGCCCCGCACGGGCGCCGCTGTTCCAGCACCCGCCCCACAGGGCAATGCGCTGACCGCTCGCTTGATAGTAGTAGTCCTTATAAGCTGAGTTGACCGCAGACGCGTCGATCGCCACCGGGAGCTCTGCAAACGGTCGATCCGGGTCTTGCCCCATCTCCACCGCATACCCATTGGCGTCGTGGTTGGCGTAGCTAAGCTGCTCATATGGCGCCGCGAACAGGTTGCTCGCGTACTGGCTGGCGTCGCGGCACACCCACGCCTGCCAGTCGTTGATGTTGACGCCATCCACAAACTGATAGACATTGCCCCAGAGATTCTCGATGCCCCTGTACATCATCGGGTACTTGCCGTCGCTGTTGCTCACCAGGCTGCCACTGCTGGCGGCTATCCAACCCGAGAAGTCGTTGCGCCAGGCGGTGTTGTACAGGAGGTTCCCGGCGGTTATGTCAACCGGGTCGCCGTCAAACTCGATTGCCATATTGGAGCCGTCATAGGGGACGATGTCCTCGATGGTCCTGCCGTAAAAGACCTGGTTGCCGCCCTGCGTCGTCCCTACACTAATTGCCTGCCCGATGCGGTAGAGCGCGGCGGTTGCGTTGGCGACGACGATGCGGTTGGTATTGCTCTCTGTGACGGTCGCGAGTTCGGTCGCGGTGTAGCGGCCGCTGGTGTAGCCCGCCATCACGCCCTGCGAGTGGAGTGTGGCGAACTCGACGATAAAGAGCGTTTGCAGCGCGTCCACTACGTGGATATCGAGCTGCTGATACCCTGGACCATTGGCCTGTGCATAGCCTCGGAACTGGACGATGTTTTGGGATATCAGCGGGTAGACGCCCGGTTTGCTTTCCAGTTTGCTGTCGCCGCTCAGCGACGCAGGGTACTTTCCCACATCGACATAATCGAGCGCCCGATTGTTCGTAAAATCCCAAAAGCAGGCGGGCAGATACCCGGTGCTGCCCGGCCCGGTCTTGCTGATGCGCCACGTGCGCGCCGCACCGTTGGCGGTCTTCTCGATGTAAAACTTCGGAATTCTCACGAAGACATTGCCGAGCGCGTCCGTGACCTCAGTGATGTCCTTGTAGATGTCGGCGGTGTCGAAGTCGTTATCTACAGGCGTCATATCCACGCCAGCGTTGGCGACCATCCCCACCGCGTCATCGGTGCGCGTCAGCGTCGGGTCTGCGCCGCCATCCCACGACACGCCATAGACGGTGCCGCCCTCACCGAACGGGACGCTGCCCCCGATCTGCGCCCCCGGCACGCCTAACAGCGCCAATCGCATCATTCCGCGCATGTCAACACCTCGCAATCACGTATGAGATTGGTCATTCCGGATACCTTCACAGCGCGCCCGCGTGCACGCGCACCGTATCCCCGTCGTGCATCTGCGCCGCTGCCGGTACGGGCAGCCCGTGCGCGGCCAGGTGCGCCAGATACGCCGCGCGCACGTCATCGAGCGTCGCCCGCGCTTCGCCGGGCGTGTCGCCCTGCGCAAAGCAGCCCGACAGCTCAGGATGGCGCGCGATGTACACCGTGCCGCCGGTCGTTGTCTCCGCAAGCCACATTACCACTGCGTAGGTCATAGCACCCGCACCAGCTCGCGCATCGCGTCGCCAAACCAGCGCGCCCCGCTCCATGCGCTCTCGCTGCCCGAATACCACAGCGCGGCGGTGTTATACAGCCCGTCCGCATAGCGCACGAAGCACGCCGCGTCTGAGACGATGGGCGCGACATCCCCCGCCCCGCGCGCCACCTCGCCCGCCACCACGCGCGGCCAGGGCACATCCCCCGCCGCCAGCCGCAGCAGGCGCACGCGCCACACGGTCCACACCGCCGCGAGGTCGCACAACATCCCGTCGCGCTCATAACCATAGGCGTGATAGATCAGCGCGTGGTCGCCCTCGTGTAGCGCCGCCAGCGCCGGGCGCAGCGTGGGCATCCAGTCTAGTTCGGGCGTACCGACAGACAGGGCAATCGGCGCACAATGCCAGCCCCGCGCGTCACATTCCGCGCACGCCGCGAGTATCCAGCGGTTCAGGTACGCCGCAGACGGGAACGTCACTTCGTTGGTCAATTGCACCGTGACGTTCGCAGAGTCAGCGCATAGCAGCCCCACGTAGCCTTCCAGGTCGCGCACACGCGCGCGCGCGGACGCTTCCGGCGTCAGTGATAGGTCCGGGGCGTCGCCAAGCCCTAGCGCGTACCAGGGCCGCACCACGACCTGCCAATTGCGCGCGGCCCAGGCGCATGACTCGCTGGCGTTCGAAGTCAGCACAATCGCGGGCTGGTAGCCCTTGCCGCGCAGCGACTCCCCCACCTCGTACAGCGCCGGGTCATACCCAAACATCGTGGTCCAGCCCACGCCCATCGTCTCCGGCGTCGGTGTCACAAATGGCGCGGGCGTGTGGGTCGCGCTCGGTGTGGGCGTGATGCTCGGCGTGGCAGATGGTCCGGCGGGCGTGTCCGTCACAAACGGGTTGCTGCTGTCGCCCCAGCGCACCAGCGCGCAGCCCGCGCTGCTGTCGTACTCCACATACGTCTGTCCCGCATAGTACGCCGCCATCCACGCCGCGCGCCCGTCTGCGAGCTGCACGCGCACCCATTCGTCATTGCCGAGGTACTCGACCTCGAACAGTTGCCAGCGCGTGCCGGGCTGCGCCTTCGCTATCGCGGTTGCGCTGGCGTTGGGCGCATTACGGATATTTAGCGACGGGGTTGCGCGCACCGTGCCCATGCACACCCGTTCGGGCGTGCTGGTAGCGGTAGGCGTGGCGCTCGGCGTCAGCGTCGCGGTGGGCGTACTCGTGGGCGTCGCGCTCGGCGTCTCAGTAGCCACAGGTACGGGCGTCGCGGTGGCGGTTGCTTGCGGCATACGAATGACAACGTGCAGCTCCCCCGTCTCTGCGTTCCAGGACAATACCTCTACTTCTGGCGTAGGCGTGCCGGGGCCTTGCGCAACCGCAACAGGCAGCGCACACAGCAGCACGAGCGCCAGCAGTACCGCCAGCCGCTTCATGCGCCGGTCACCGTCTGAGATGGATACGCGGGCACGGTCGCTGTCACGCACGGCGCTTCTGCGTGCTGGTAGTTGCGGCGCAGCACGGTCATCGCACGCAGCGCCGCCTCGCGCACCGTCGGCTTGACGTCCGGTTGCGCCTCAGCCAGCCGCAACGCGCTCTCGATGTATTGCAAGTCCGCCAGCGGCAGCCTCACCCACTGCTCACTCACTTGGTAGCGTCTCCTGCGGCTGCGACTGCGGGGCGCGCTCTGGAATCGGCACCGCGTCGATCAAGTCGTGCGCTGCCTCTTGCAACGTCTTATACTTGACGCCCTCTTTCCAGACCGCCATGACATCGGTCACGGTATGCCCGGTGATGACGAGCGCGCCGATCACGAAGATCAGCGGGAGCATCGTTTCCAGCATGTCGGTCGTTTCCGCGTCCAACTCGACCAGCGCCGGAAGCAGCGCCAGCACCAGCGACGCCAGGAATGTTCCAAGTGCATACGCGAACTTGCGCGAGGTGTAGAACGGCTTACTCTCCATTACTTTGCTCCTGTTCGGCGGCACTATCCGCCATCTCAACGGGTTCGGGTGTACACTCCGGCACGTGTCCATTTCGCACTGCGTGCAGCGCCTCGAGCAGCGCGTCCGCGCGGGTTTCGGCGTCATGGCGCGCGGCGCGCTCTTGCTGCAACTCGCGCTCAAGTTCTGCGGTACGCGCACGCTCGTTATTCAGCGAGTCGGTGACTTCCTTCCAGGCAATTACCTTCGCTTCAAATTTCGCCTTGAGGTCTTCGTGGTCGAGTTTTAGCCCGTCGTGCGCCTCTTTGAGCGTGTTGTACAGTTCCTCGTAGTGCGCCAGCTTATCGACGCGCTTCTGCAAGTGGTCGATCACCGCGAGGTCGTCTTGGCGGTCCTTGCGCAGCGTGTCAAGGCGCCCCTCTAAAAGCCGGGTTCTCTCGCGCCACGGAGCACCCTTGCGCCGCTGGCGGAGTTCGGTCACCGCGCCGCCAAGTACCACGAGAATGAGGTACGCCAACGGCTCCAGGATGTCCTTTACTTCCATGCGTCTTGCCCCTCTTGCGGGCCTGTCGTATACTCTCGATAGCCTGCCCTGGCGGTGGCCCAAGCGCCGCCGTGACGGGTGCTATTCTTTGGTGAGCCGCTCCGCGCCCAGCGCCAGCAGCGGCCACTGCGCGTCGCGCAG